CTTTAAATTTTCTCCGGAGGTAAATTTTAAGATATTTTTTATAGCTGTTACCAGGATGTAATGGATTATTGGCATAAATCGGTTCTCCTTTCTTATCAAAAATAGCAATCTAGTTGGATACATCTCATTGCATCCTGGTAAAAACTCATAAAAAGCATAGTAAAAGATATTGTTAGTACCATAAAAGTATGGGAGATCTTTTGTATGTTTATTAGATACAATGCAAATCCTATTGGTCGCAGAACTTCAGACTGTGTAATCCGGGCAATTTCTGTTCTAACTGGTATGACTTGGGACGAGACTTACATTGAGATATTTAATTGGGGCTTTATGCTGAAAGACATGCCCTCTGTTAATAATCTATGGAGCTCATACCTTCGAGCCAAAGGTTTTATTAGAAAACAGTTACCGGATAATTGCCCGGATTGCTATACAGTTCGACAGTTTTGTAAAGACTTTCCATTTGGCAAATACATGCTTGGAACTGGAACGCATGTCATAGCCGTTATAGATGGAAATTATTACGATACATGGGACTCCGGAGACGAGGTTCCTATTTACTATTGGAAAAAGGAGAACTAAACAATGGCAGTAATTAACCCAGGAGCATATGGAAGCACGGCGGTGCCAACCATCAGCCCAACAGCGTATACGGGTACTGCATTCGGTCAGCCAACGTATACTCCGTATCAGCAGTCACAGGAACCGAAGGGCAATACGATGATCTTCGTTAGAGGAATCAATGAAGCTTTGAACTATCCAGCAGTCCAGCCGGTCCTTCTGATGGATGCAACCGATCCTGTATTCTACATTAAGGATCAGTCAAGTTTTCGAGTGTTTGATTACACCGAAAGAAATCAAAATGCCAGTGATTCTAAAGAATACGTTACAAAACAGGAATTCAACGAGCTCAAAAAGCTTATTGAAGATCTGACAAAGTGAGGATCGTATGAACAATAGTCCTTTATTCAACATTTTTAATCCGGGTCCTCAGGTCCAAACTGGGAATCCGCTTTTAAATTTCTTAGGCAATATGCCGAATGGACAAATGGTATTGGCGAATGTTCAGCAGCTAATGCAACAGACGCATCAGAGCCCAGAGCAGATAGTAAAAGGAATGCTGCAGTCTGGGCAGATTTCTCAAGACCAGTTTAATCGAGCCGCTCAGATGGCTAATGCGATTACTGGCAAAAAATATTAATGGGTATACTAACTTGTGGCCACAGTTATGTATATAGAAATTATTCTTTGGAGGAATTGATTAAAAACTATGTCTTTAGCAGACGCAAATGGCGGTCTTTCGGCCGCTGATGTTGCCGCTGTTATGGGAAACAACGGTAATGGTTTCGGATTCGGTGGAGACGGAGCCTGGTGGTTTATTCTTCTGATTCTTCTGTTCGCCAACAACGGATGGGGAAATGGCTATGGAAACAATGGCGGAGTTGGTTCCGAAGTTCAGCGCGGATTTGATCAGTCCGCACTTGTAAACGGAATTAATGGTATCAACTCAACTCTCGTAGCTAACCAGAATGCGACCACCCAGGGTATGAATTCTCTGGCTATGAGTCTCCAGAATTGTTGCTGCGAAAATCGTGCAGCTACTGCAGATCTGAAGTACACAATGGCAAGTGAAGCTGCTGCGACACGAGCAAATTGTGATTCTAACAACCAGAAGATTCTCGATAAGCTGTGCCAGCTCGAAATGGATGGCATTCGCCAGAATTATGAGAACCGTATTGGAACTATGCAGAATACTATTGACGGTCTTCGTGCTTCTCTTAATGCTGCTAACGGTGCGGCTTCTCAGAATGCTCAGACTGCTCAGATTCTTGCTGACAATGCGGCGCAGACAGTTGCTCTTGAACAGTATCTGAATCCGACACCTAAGCCGGCGTATATCGTACAGAATCCGAATTGCTGTACACAGAACAACTGCGGATTCTAAGCGAGGTGCGGTATGGCAGAATACAGCGCACTCGCCTCACAGATTGTTAACCCCGGAGAGTCTATTACATTTTTGAACGCTCCTGTACCTTGTCGGATGGGTCTTGTCAATCATCGTGAAGATAGTGGCAATTTCCTTCTGAGTGGACTTGGGAATGTTCCTTTTAATGGATGCGGTTGCAATTGTGTACGACCTTCTGCTGTATATTCGGTTGACTTTGGAGCTAACATCTCCATTCCGACTGGAGGTACTGTAGAAGCAATTTCTGTTGCAATGGCTCTCGATGGCAACACATTACCTGAAAGTACTATGACTGTTACTCCTGCTGCGGTGGAAGAGGAATTCAATGTTAGTCGAGCAATTAACATTGCCGTTTGGCACGGTTGCTGCCAGACATTCTCGATCCGCAACATTAGCAATCAGCCAATTCAGGTATCCGCAGCAAATGTTATTTTCGGGAAGCCGACTTTAGCAATTGTCGGGTAATTATGGGGTGAAGCATATGCATGATGAAAAGATGTTAGACAAGTATGAAGAGCTGGCCTACAAGGAGCTCGGTAAGATTGTCGAAAAAGGCGAGCTTACTCCTCAGACGTTGGCAAATGTTAAAGAGCTTCTTTGCACTCTGAAGTACATTCCTGAAGTAAAGCAGATGCATCATATGGATGATGGTATGAGTGAATCCGGTTATGGATACGGAATGCCTAGATACTATGATATTCGTTCGTATGATGGATACTCTTATGACAACGGAATGTCTGAGCGCAGAGGGCGTAGTCCTATGACTGGCAGGTATGTAAGCCGTGACGATGGACGGATGTCTGGCACATATCCTATGGGTATGAGTGGGACAAATCAGATCCAGCCTGATATGACAAACATGATGGCTCAGTTAATGGAACGAATGGATCGGCTCGAAAAGAAGTAATGTGCATTTAGAGGAAGGTTTGGTAAAACAGATCTTCCTCTTTTTCTTTTAGTCTTTCTAAAGGAATGTATGCAATAAATTACACAAAGCCCAGACGATGTTTAATCTCCCATCACTTACCTGCAAACCTCCGTTCGTTGTTATTTATATGCATGCATTCCTTTAGGGAGTATTAAAAGAGAATTGCACAAATCTATTGGAGGTTACAAGATGGGAAAAAGAAATAAGGTTGAAATAAAGCATAAAACGGCTAGAGCGCCAGCGTTAGATCCTGAAAATAGAGAGAATCAATTAATTGCTGAAGCATACGATCTTGTAGAACAAAGATTGCTCGATGGGACTGCAACTTCTCAAGAAACCGTGCATTTTTTAAGGCTTGGTTCTCAAAAGAAAAAGCTTGAAAACAAATACCTCGAATCACAGATTGCTTTGAATCAGGCTAAAATCGAATCTCTTCAGTCAAGTAGATACGCTGAAGAACTATATATGAATGCTCTGAAAGCAATGAAAGAATATGCGGGCGGATTACATTCCGGAGATAGCGATTTGGAATAGAACTTATTCAAAGCTAATCAAAATGGATTCGTTCATAGAAAGGTATCGGTATTTAAAGCTAACGGGAAACGTTGGTGAAGAAACGTTTGGCTCAGATAGATATTTAAATCAAATGTTTTATAGAACTAGCGAATGGCTAGACCTTCGTAAATACATAATTCTACGAGACAAAGGTTGCGATCTAGCGACTCCTGGAATGGAGATTTCTGGAAAGATTTATATACATCATATGAATCCTATTAGTAAAAAAGACATAGCATACAAAACCGAATTCTTATTGGATCCGGAAAATTTAGTTTGCTGTTCTTTTAATACGCATCAGGCGATTCACTATGGTGATGAGCATTTACTTCCGCAGATAGATTTTGTTGAACGTAAACCAAACGATACAGTCCCATGGAAATAGTTTTATTGCTGCATAGGAGATATTATTATGAGCATTTTAAAGGACGTGAAAATTGATATCGGCGACAGTGAGGAAAACACCGATTTCGATGACATTATTGTTCGCCACATTAACACGGCTTTTGGAATCCTATCACAGCTCGGTGTTGGTCCTAAGAATGGTTTTAAAATTACCGGTTACAACGAAGATTGGAAAGATTATTTAGGTGACACAACAGACTACAAGCAGTTGGAAATGGTCAGAACTTATATTTCTAAAAAAGTCCAATTAATGTTTGATCCTCCGCAGAACGCCACGTATATGAATGCGTTGAAAGATACGGCAAGCGAGCTGGAATGGAGATTAAACGTTGCTGTTGATCCAAAGGAGTGGGAATAAAATGAGTTTTAGTTATTCAGATGAACTCTACCACTACGGTATTTTCGGTCAGAAATGGGGTATTAGACGATACCAGAATGAAGATGGCACATATACCGAAGCTGGAAAAGAGAGATACAGAACAACAAATCCGTATGCTTCAACGGGCTTTCGTGAAGTTACGGGGTCGCATCGGAAAACTGTGTTCGAGGAAGCAAAAGAAGAAAACCGTCGCAGAGAAGAAAAAAATAATAGAAAAAGAGACGCAGAAAAGACTGCTGATGACCTTTTGACGCAGAGAAAGAAAGGTAAAGATAAGCCACCTTCGTCTCCAGCAGAAGATGTATTAAAAGAAACCGGAAAGGCAATTGATAGCGCTGATCATCTTGCTAGAACAGCTGACAAAATTTCGAAACGTAAAAAGAAGCAGGATACTCCAGATCTTTCTGATATGTCTAATGAAGAAATTAAACAGAAAATCGAAAGAATGAGACTTGAACAGCAGTATAACGATCTGACTCGAGAAGATACGGTATCTGGTTGGGAAAGAACTTCTGAAATTCTTGGTCTCGTAAAAGACGTTGTCGTAATTGGTGGCTCGATTGCTACTATTGCTGCAACGGTCCATAGCATTAAGAAGAAATAAAATGCTATCCAATACGGCAACACCGATCTACTATGGTCAGTTCAGAAATGCTGTTATAAAAGGTGAACTTCCGATTTCAAGAGAGATTTCTTTGGAGATGAATAGAATCGATAGACTCATTAAAGATCCAAGATTCTATTACGATTCAGAAGCTATTAATGGTTTTGTTAAATTCTGTGAATCAGAATTAACATTGACTGATGGCTCTGATTTGCATTTATTAGATAGCTTTAAGCTTTGGGCTGAAGAGATATTTGGTTGGTACTACTTTGTAGAAAGAAGTGTTTTTGAACCAGGAACTGATGGTAGACCCGGGCGGTATGTTCGTAAGAATATTAAAAAACGTCTTACAAATAAACAATACTTAATCGTTGCTCGAGGTGCTGCAAAATCGATGTACGGTTCGTGTCTGCAGAATTATTTTCTAAACGTAGATACTTCAACCACGCACCAAGTTACGACAGCCCCAACAATGAAACAAGCTGATGAAGTCTTATCACCAATTAGAACTGCAATTACTAGAGCACGTGGGCCGTTGTTTAAATTTCTAACCGAAGGTTCAGTACATGCAACCAAAGGTTCAAAAGCTAATAAGGCTGGGCTCGCTTCAACGAAAAAGGGAATTGAAAACTTTTTGACCGGATCTCTTCTCGAAATTCGTCCAATGAGTATAGATAAGCTGCAGGGATTAAATTCAAAGATTAATACCGTTGACGAATGGCTTTCTGGAGATGTTCGAGAAGACGTAATTGGAGCGTTGGAGCAAGGTGCATCTAAAAACGAGGATTATTTAATTGTTGCGATTAGTTCCGAAGGTACTGTTCGAAACGGACCTGGCGATACAATCAAAATGGAATTAATGAATATTCTTAAAGGCGATTATTATAATCCTCATGTATCTATTTGGTGGTACAAGCTTGATGATGTAAAGGAAGTAGCAAATCCAGAAATGTGGATAAAGGCTAATCCGAATATTGGAAAAACTGTATCGTACGAAACGTATCAGCTTGACGTTGAAAGAGCAGAGAATGCTCCAGCGGCGAGGAATGATATTCTTGCAAAGCGTTTCGGAATTCCAATGGAAGGCTATACATACTTCTTTACATATCAAGAAACACTTCCGCATAGACAGAGAAACTTTTGGGGAATGCCGTGTTCTCTTGGGGCAGACTTGTCTCAAGGAGATGACTTCTGTGCATTCACCTTTTTGTTTCCTCTTGGCAATGGAGCGTTTGGAATTAAGGCTAGATCTTATATTACAGATTTAACATTAACCAAACTACCGTTGGCTATGCGAACTAAATATGAAGAATTTTTAAAAGAAGGGTCCTTAATTGTGTTAGAAGGAACCGTTCTAGATATGGTCGATGTTTATGATGATTTGGATCGTCATATTCAGAGATGCGATTACGATGTTCGATGCTTTGGATACGACCCTTATAACGCAAAAGAATTTGTAGAACGTTGGTGCGGCGATAATGGTCCGTTCGGAGTTGAAAAAGTAATTCAGGGATCTAAAACCGAATCGGTTCCTCTTGGCGAACTCAAAATTCTTGCTGAGCAACGAATGCTGGATTTCGACGAAAGCATCATGAGTTTTACTATGGGAAATTGTATTACGATTCAGGACACAAATGGTAACCGAAAATTACTTAAGCAAAGACACGAACAGAAAATCGATAACGTGGCAGCGATGATGGATGCATATGTTGCCTATAAATTAAATAAGGAGGCATTTGAATGAATTACAACATTCATTATTCAGATGAACTTCAGCACCACGGCGTTAAAGGACAGCGATGGGGTGAAAGAAACTATCAGTACGAAGATGGTTCTTTGACACCTGAGGGAAAAGCTCGTTACGCTAGCAATTACAAACCGTCCCAGAGAGCCCAGGATGAAGTACATTACGGACGCGGTGGAATGGAACGAATTAATCGTAACATGCGAGATCGCGGATACAATGTTTCAACCGCAAGAAGTGTTGAGGCGCAGAGAATTAATAATGCTCGTAAGAGAGCTGGGTCTATGAGATCTGTCGGTAGAGTTGCTGGCACCGTTGGTGGACTCGTCGCTGGTTATAAACTATCGAGTAAGATTTTAAATGCAACCGGCCTTGGTAATAATATTCTTGCTAATATTGCTATTACCTCCGTTGTGGTACAAGGAAGCGTTTCTGTTGGAAAGTCAATTGGTGAATATGGCGGTCAGGCTATTGGAATGCTCTCTTCTGGCTATAGCCCGGACAAGTATCGGTACGCCAATTAAACGGTAAGTTCGAAAAGGTTATGCTTGAACTCGCTAGTTTGTTCTAAGAAAGGAGGTAACAACTAATGCCATCATTAGGTGAAAGGCTTAAACGAAGTTGGAATGCCTTTATTAACAAAAAAGATGAAGTAGAGAGTTTTAATTACTATGGCGAAGTTAGTAGTTATAGGCCCGATCGTATTAGATTACTTCCTTCAAATGAGAAATCTATTGTTGCCGCAATAACGACTCGTATTTCTATTGACGTTGCAGCGATTTCCATTCAGCATGTAAAGCTCGATCAAAATGGACGTTACGTTGAAACCATCAAATCCCCATTAAATAATTGTTTGACACTTGATGCAAATCTCGATCAAACAGGACGAGCATTTATTCAGGACCTTGTGGCTTCCTTGCTTGACGAAGGATGTATTGCAGTACTTCCAACCGATACCTCGGCTAATCCGGATTATACGAATTCTTATGATATTTATGAAATGAGAGTTGCAAAAATTATTGCGTGGTATCCGGATAAGGTTCGTCTTAAAGTTTATAACGAACGTCGTGGACGGCATGAAGAGGTTACGGTTAATAAGAGTACTGTAGCGATTATTGAAAATCCGCTTTATGCGGTTATGAACGAACCAAACTCTACCATGAAAAGATTGGTTCGTAATATGAACTATTTGGATCAGTTAAATGCCAATAATAGTTCCGGTAAATTGGATTTAATCATCCAGTTGCCTTATGTAATTAAGACGGATGCTAGACGAAAGCAGGCTGAGACTAGACGCAAAGACATTGAGGATCAGCTTGCAGGATCCAAATACGGTATTGCATATACCGATGGCACTGAGAAAATTACGCAGTTAAATAGATCTCTTGATAACAATCTTCAGGCGCAGATTGAGTATTTGACCGGACAGTTATATGGTCAGCTCGGTATTACTGAAAATGTTATTAAAGGAATTGCAGATGAACAGGAATCAATTAACTATTACAATAGAACGATTGAGCCAATTCTTTCTGCGATTACCGATGAAATGAAACGAAAGTTTCTTACAAAAACGGCTCGATCCCAGAATCAGTCAATTTCATTCTTTAGAGATCCGTTTAAGTTAGTTCCGATTAATAGTATTGCGGAAATTGCCGATAAATTTACTCGAAATGAGATTCTGTCTTCGAACGAAGTTCGTGGAATTATTGGATTCAAGCCAGTAAACGATGAAAGAGCAGATGAGCTTAGAAATAAGAATCTTAATGAGAATACAGATGCTCCACCAGCGGTTAGCACGAATGATGAAGTAAATGATGTCGGCGAAGACGATTTAAATCAAAATGAGAGTTTAATCCAAGAAGACATCCAATTTCCTGAAGGGTATGACGGTATTTAAACCTTTGAATTTATTGTATGAGACTAAAACGGCCATACGGAAAAAGAGGCAAACGTCACTTTAGGTTATAGGTGTTTTTTTTTATGGATTAGACAGAAGAAAGAAGGTTTTCTAGATGAACAAGAAATGGGATTTCTGTGGTTGGGCCACTCGAAATGACATTAAATGCTCTGACGGAAGAATTATTCGTCGTGATGCATTTAAGGAGAATGATGGTCAGATTGTTCCTCTTGTTTGGAATCATTTGCACAATGATATTTCAAACGTTCTTGGTCATGCACTTCTCGAGAATCGTGCAGAAGGCGTATATGCATATGGATACCTTAACGATTCTGAAGGTGGAAGAGCTGCCAAGACAAGACTGGAACATGGCGATATTACAGCATTATCGATTTATGCGAATCAGCTAAAGCAGGATGGAGGAAATGTTCTCCATGGAACGATTCGCGAAGTAAGTCTTGTACTCGCAGGTGCGAATAAAGGTGCGAATATTGAAAATGTTGCCCTGCGTCATGGAGATGGTTCTGAAACAGAATTGGAAGATGAAATTATTTACTGTTGGAACGATGAAGACTCCATTCAGCACGCAACTCCAGAGGACAAGAACGAAGAGCCAAAGGAGGAAGAAAAAGTGGCTGAAGAAGAAAAGAAGTCTGGCAAGACAGTAAAGGAAGTATTTGATTCGCTTACGCCTGAGCAGAAGACGGTTGTCTATTTCCTTGTAGGACAGGCAGCAAAAGGCGGAACGGCTGAAAAGCCCAAAGAAGACGAAAAAGAAGACGAAGTTGAACATTCAGATTATGAAGGAGAAGAAGAAATGAAGTATAACGTATTTGAAGGTTCTGACGAGGGTGCGCGCAACACACTTTCTCACGATGCTATGGCCACCATCATTAAAGATGCAAAGCATAGCACACTTAAGGAATCTTTCCTCGCTCACGCAGAGGACTATGGCATTGATGGAATCGAATGGCTGTTCCCGGAAGATCGCGAACTCAATAAGACTCCGGAATGGATCAAGCGCGATACCGGTTGGGTTGACGCTGTTATGAAGGGCGTTCATCACACACCGTTCAGTCGTGTTAAGTCCACTTTCGCTAACATCACAGAGGACGAAGCTCGTGCGAAGGGTTACATCAAGGGAAAGATGAAGAAGGAAGAAGTATTCTCCCTGCTCAAGCGTGCAACAAGCCCGCAGACCATTTATAAGAAGCAGAAGATTGATCGCGATGATCAGATTGACATCACCGATTTCGATGTTGTTGCTTGGCTGAAGGGCGAAATGCGTATGATGCTCGATGAGGAAATTGCTCGTGCGGTTCTGATTGGTGATGGCCGTCTGGCTTCTGACGATGACAAGATCTCTGAAGATCATATTCGTCCGATTGCGAACGATGCAGACCTCTTTACAATTAAGAAGGCTGTTGCTGAAGGCGATAACGAAAGTGTTACCGCTAAGAACTTTATCCGTGCTGCGATTAAGGCTCGTAAGGATTACAAGGGTTCCGGAAACCCGACACTCTTCACAACTGAAGATATGCTGACTGACATGCTTCTCCTCGAGGATCAGATCGGTCATTCTCTGTATAAGACAGAGTCCGAGCTGGCTACCAAGCTCCGTGTTTCCAAGATTGTTACTGTTCCGGTAATGGAAGGTCACAAGGTTGGCGATAAGGAACTGATGGGTATCATCGTTAACATGAACGACTACAACATCGGTGCCGATAAGGGCGGAGCAGTCAACATGTTTGATGACTTCGACATCGACTTCAACCAGCAGAAGTACCTTATTGAGACACGTTGCTCTGGTGCTCTTGTTAAGCCGTATTCTGCAATCGTTCTGTTCAAGTCTGAGGTTCCGGAATCTGTTGATGGCGACGTTAAGAAGTCCAAGACAGTTCATAACACTGACGACGAGACGACTGGTGGCTGATTAAATCAAAATGGTAGTAAGGAGCTCTATAGCAGGGCTCCTTTCTTTTGATTATGAATAAATGGTGCGGAAAAATTGGTTTTGTAGAACAGGTTGAAACTAGCCAGAGTGTTTGGACTGAAGTATGTAAGGATAGAAAGTATAGAGGAGATATTTTAAAGAGATCTTTCAAATGGAACGACGGCTCTAAAGTGAATGACGATGTATCACTTAACATACAAATTAATGTATTAGCCGATTCATTTCTTATGGAGAATCTTGGCGCAATGCGCTATGTTTGCTACGGCGGTTCCAAATGGAAGATTACTGATATTTCCCCTGACTGGCCAAGAATAACTTTGACGTTAGGATCTTTATATAACGAATGAAAACCAGAATTGACTTAGACAATGAGCTAAGAGAAGTACTTGGTTCAAGCAATTGTTATTTTCAGCCACCTTCCAACATAAAACTTCATTATCCATGCATTATCTATTCACTTGGTCCTATAGACACTAAAAAAGCCGACAATAAAAACTACTTAACATACAATCGTTACGACGTACAGGTAATTGATAAAAACCCAGATACAGAATTGCCTAGAAAAATTCTAGAGCATTTTCAGATGATTTCAATGGGAAAGGTTTTTGTTGTCAACAATCTCAATCACTACAATTTCAGTCTCTATTATTAGAAAATTAGGAGGAAATAAATAATGTCTAAACTTGTATGGGATGCTATCGGCGAACACCTTTATGAAACAGGTGTAGATCATACAGTTCTTTATCCGATCCAGCAGGATCGTACTTACAGCCTTGGCGTGGCTTGGAATGGTATCACGTCCATCAGTGAATCTCCGTCTGGTGCAGACGAGACAAAGCTCTTCGCTGACAACATTAAGTACCTGTCTCTCCGTTCTCTTGAAGAGTTCGGTGCAACAATCGAAGCATACACATATCCTGATGAATGGGCGGTATGCGATGGCTCTGCTGAACCGACAACCGGCGTTACAATTGGACAGCAGGATCGTAAGAGCTTTGGCCTTTCTTACCGTACTCTTGTTGGTAACGATACCGACGGAAATGCTCACGGATATAAGATTCATCTTATTTACGGTGGTACTGCGGCTCCTTCTCAGAGACAGTTCCAGACCGTAAACGACTCCCCTGAAGCTATTAGCTTCTCTTGGGAAGTAACAACAACTCCGGTAAATGTAACTGGCTACAAGCCGACTTCTTACCTCGAAATTGATTCCACAAAGTTCACAACCGAGGCACAGAAGGCAAAGCTTAAGGCATTCGAAGACGTTCTTTACGGTAGCGACGATGCAGAAGCGCGTCTTCCGCTTCCGGATGAAGTATTCACACTGCTTAAAGAGAATTAATTATATTTTGAAAGTGGGGAGTAGAGTTAATCGAAACCCACTTTCTTTTTTTTTATTAAAGAAAATAAGGGAGATTAATAACATGTTAAAGAAAACTATTACTTACACGGATTATGATGGCGAAGAAAGAACGGAAGATTTTTACTTTAATCTGAGTAAAGCAGAACTTGTTGAGATGCAGATGTCTGAAACTGGTGGACTCGAAAAGTTTATTCGGAAAATTGTTGCTGAGCGTGACGGAAAGAGAATTGTTGAAATGTTCAAGTCTCTTATTCTCAATGCATACGGCGAAAAATCTCCGGACGGAAAGCGCTTTATTAAAAATAAAGAACTTAGTGAAGCATTCTCTCAGACAGAAGCATACTCTGAATTATTTATGGAGCTTTCAACAGATGCTGATAAGGCTGCTGCTTTTGTAAGAGGAATTATTCCAGCCTCTATTGCAAAAGAACTCCCGGCATCTGAGAAATAATGTTAAAAATTTACATTCCTCCTAGGGAATTATTTAACGATAACTTAAATGAATTCATCACAATTAACGGCACAACGCTTACTTTGGAACATTCATTACTTTCGATTTCAAAATGGGAGTCAAAATGGCATAAACCGTTCCTGGTAAAAGAACCGAAGACAAACGATGAGATCATGAGTTATATAGAATGCATGGTTCTTAATAGCGCATTCGATAAAACTGTGTTGCTCGGCTTAACCGATAAGAATTTCAAACAAGTAAAGGATTACATTGAAGATTCAATGACGGCAACCACTTTCTCTGATATTCATTCCAAACCGAATCGAGAAATTGTTACATCGGAATTAATTTACTATTGGATGGTTGCTTTGAATATTCCTTTTGAATGTCAAAAGTGGCATATTAATAGGCTTTTGACCTTAATTAGAATTTGCAACATTAAGAACCAGCCTCCGAAAAAGATGAATGTGTCTCAGATTCGAAGCCGAAATAGAGCCATTAACGACGCTAGGAGGAAAGCTCTTCATACTAAAGGCTAGGAGGAGTAATAATGGCGAATCGTTTAATAACTTTTCACCATAGAGGAAATTTTGCTAGAACTTATAACTTTTTAAGAAAAGCTAGCCGAAAAGAGTTTTATTCAAAAATTGAAAAATACGCTCAAATGGGTGTTGATGCCCTTGCTTCTGCAACTCCTGTCGATACTGGAAAAACTGCGGAAAGTTGGGGTTACGAAATCGTTAGAAAACCTAATAGTATAACAATTTATTGGACGAACTCTAATAAAAATGACGGAGTTCCGATTGCTGTAATTATTCAGTACGGACACGGAACCGGAACAGGCGGATATGTTGTTCCTAATGATTACATTAATCCGTCAATTAAACCAATTTTTCAGGAAATTGCTGATTCTGTATGGAAGGAGGTTACCGCTTCATGAATGAAATAGACAATCGAGTCGTTCAAATGCGATTCGATAATAATCAGTTTGAGGCTGGTGTTTCACAAACCCTCCAGAGCCTTGATCGTCTTCGTGATGGACTAAATCTAGAAGGCGCCGTTAGAGGTATTGATTCGATCTCTGATGGGATTGGAACATTGAACGATAAATTTAGTCTTGTTGGAATGATTGGCGTTCAGGCCATACAGAAAATTGCCAGTGAATTTGTTGATGCAACTGAAAAAGTTCTTCGATTTGCTTCTGGAATTGATCAGATTTCTGCTGGATTTAATAAGTTTGAACAGAAGACGACAGCTGTTGGAACACTTGTTTCACAGGGATTTGCTCTCGATGAAGTAAATGAACAGTTGGAAAGATTGAACTGGTTCACAGATGAGACCTCTTATAACTTTACCGATATGGTAACAAGTATTGGTAAATTTACAGCAACGGGAAAAGGCTTAACTGAATCCGTTGATGCTATGGAAGGTATTGCACTGTGGGCTGCATTATCTGGTCAGAATGCTACGAAAGCAAGCCAGGCAATGTATCAGTTATCTCAGGCAATGGGTGCCGGCGTAGTTAGAAAAGAAGACTACAAATCGATTCAGAACTTGAGTATGGACACCGACGAGTTTCGACAGGTTGCACTCGATACCGCCGTTGCTCTCGGAACATTAACAAAAACCAGCGATGGATTGTATAAGTCATTAATGGCTGATACCGACGCGTTTAATAAGTCTCAGTTTGCAGAACACTTAACAGAGGATCTTTGGTTTACATCTGATGTAATGATGGAAGTATTTAAAAAATACTCCTCGGCAACGCAAGATATTTATGAATACACTGAGAAATACAACGTTACGGCATCTCAGGCAATTGAAGCAATTGGTGACAATGTAAGTGAACTTGGTTTAAGAGCACTTAAAGCTGGTCAGGAAGCTAGAACGTTTAGCGATGTGCTTTCTGCTGTAGCTGATACCGTTGCCACAAGTTGGATGCAATCGTTCACTTATATTTTCGGTGACTACGATGAAGCTGTAGCGCTGTGGACCGATTTGGTTAACCGAATTATTGAAGTTACCGACACCTTTGGTTCTTTCCGTAATGGACTTCTTGAAACGTGGAAAGCCTTTGGCGGAAGAGACGATCTTATCACTGCTTACACGTCTGCTTTCGATGGCCTTGGAATCGTTGTAGGACAGATTGGGGAAACGCTTGGTAATATTCTTCATCCACTTCGAGACACAAAAGATATTATGGAAGATCTGTTTGGTCTTTCCGATGAAGGCGATGAACTTATTAAGCACATTAAGGATTTGGAAAAGACTTTATCCGATCCTAGTGTTCCGCAGGCACTTAAAAACGATTTACGGCTTCAATTAAATGATTTGTATGACGAATTGTATCAGTATGATAATTCGTCAATTCTATTAAAATTTACAAAAGGTCTTAGAGAATCCGCAGAGGGTTTCAAGGCCTTTTTTGATGCGGGAAGAGGCTCTAAAGAAATTACTGACGATATTAATCGTATCAGAAGTTCAATGGCTTTAGGGCTTATTCCAAAGTATCAGGGAGATTTAGCAATTAAAGAATTAACTGCTGAGCTTGAGCAGGCGCAGTTGGCCGAAGCAAATTCCGAAAGCCTTCAGAAAGTATTCACAGCAATCGGAAAGTCACTCAAGTTCGGTGAAAACACGGTCGGTGGATTTGTAAGTATTGGACTCGACGTGCTTAAGATTCTTTCTGGATTGTCTGATCCAATTGCTCATCTCGTAGAAGCGCTTGCGCATCTTATCACAGCACTGATGGATTTGGAATCGAACTCCGAAACAGTCAAATCCATCTTTGACGCTATTTCTTTACTCATTACATCTGTTTTAACTCCTGCGGTTGAAACGCTTGGTAATATTATTGATTGGCTTGCAACGAAAATTGATGACTTTGCAAAAGAAATTGAAGAAGGAACAAGTCCGCTTGCCAAATTTGTAACCTTTTTCTCCGATTTTCTTCGTAATTTAGTTGAAGGATTTAGACAGAGCTCTGGACCTTTAAAAGAAAGCTTAGAAGTATTCGGAAATTGGATCAAAATGGTAGGAAAGCTCTTTGGCGGAGCTGGCGATACAGTTGCTAGTTCAATCGGAACCGTCTTAGGAAAACTTGTATCTGGCGCCGCAGAGTTACTTTCAAAATTCTTTGATAACGCTGGTATTGTAAACTGGGAAACCATTTTCAAGTTAATGACCGATATGAGTAAGACTGCGATATTGGTCAATATTGCAAATGGTTTTTACGAAATAGCAACATCTTTTAAAGCGTTAACTGATTTAATTGGCGCATTGAAAAAGGGCATCGAGTCAATCACTGATGTAATTGAAAAACTACAAGGTGTTGCTAAGAGCGCATTTGGCTTCTTCCAAGAAAACGAAGATGCAATTGATGTTGTTCTGAATAGCCCTGCTGTTGGAAGCATTGTCGGTAACTTATTTAATCTTGCTAAAGCGCTTGCTCTTGTTGCGGTTTCTTTATATTTAATTGGTCAGATTGAACCAGATAAGCTTGTTACAATCTTTGGCGTATTAACCGGAGCAATGGCCGAACTTCTTGGCGTTGCATTTGCACTTGGAAAGATTCTTGGCGATGAAACAGAAGGCGAAGTATCGTTCCTTTGGGGCTTGTTTAAGAAATCGAATAAGTCAATTTCTACATCGCAGCTCGATAAGGCGTTAATTAAGCTTGCAACAGCATTGTTAATTCTTGCAGGTGCACTTTGGGTTATTGGCCAGGTCGATTCCGATAAACTATTAGGCGCAACAATGGCAGTTTCAGCTTTACTTTGGGAACTTGTTGGTGTCGTGTATGCACTAAATAGTTTGCAGCCAAAGAAAGTTAAAAATGCTACCAAAGGACTTGTTGAATTATCGGTTTCGTTGCTGATAATGGCTGCAGCTGTTAAAGTTCTTGGCGATATGAAGCCAGAGCAGTTGATAGCTGGAGTTCTTGCTCTCGGTGCTGTTCTACTTGAACTGGGTCTGTTTGTACAGGCAGTGGACGGCGCTAAATTTAATAAGCGTACTGCCGTTTCTATTGGTATTCTTGCTGCTTCCATGTTTGTTATGGCATCTGCTATTAGCAAATTTGGTGAAATGGACACCAGCACGTTAATCCAAGGTATTATAGCTCTTGGAGCTGTATTACTTGAGCTTGGGATATTTGTAAATGCAATTGATGGCTCTAGGATTCTTATGGCGTCTGTTGCACTGGTTATCGTTGCCGCATCTCTCGAGATAATTGCTGACGTTGTTCAGAAGTTTGGAAGTATGAAAATCGAGGCGTGGGGTAAAGGATTACTTGGTTTATTCGCATCTCTTGTTATCGTTTGTGCTGCTTTAGACATGCTTGCTGAACGTAAAGACTTTGCGGCAGTAAAGATGCTAATGGTTGCTGCAGCATTAAATATTACGGCAGAAGCATTACGTAATATTGCTGACGTTGTAACGACTCTTGGAAAACTTAACGTTGATGAGCTTGGATTTGGAATTCTGGGACTGACAGCCTCGTTAGCAATTCTTGGAGCTGGATTAATCGCATTTGGATCAAACGCTGGAAAGATATTACTCGGTTCCATCGCGTTGACAATTGCGAGTGCAGCTTTAATGATGTTATCAACCGTATTCAGATTATTTGTTGGATTATCGGCAGATCAGGTTGGCACTACTTTACTTGCGATTGGTGGTGTTCTACTTGAATTGTTCCTAACTCTTGGAATTCTTGGATTAATGGGCCCTAAAGCGCTCGTTGGAGCTGGAATTATTTTAGTGATCGGTGCAACTCTTGCTGCTGGAGTTGGATTGTTTGCGTACGCTGTCGGTGGACTGGCAAATACCATTACAAGCTTTACAAAGAGTATTGGCGATATGACGGCCGCTGTTAACGACATTAACAATGTTGACGCTGACACATTCGTAATTGTAATGGGAAAGCTCGCGCAAGGCTTCATGTCGGTTTCTGGCATTAAGTCATTGTCAAATATTTTCGCGGAAGGTTCTGCTAATGCGATGAAGACAATGTCCGAAGGCTTAGCGATTGTAGCGCCTGCGATTAAAGATCTTCAGTCGATAGATAGCACGAAGATTGAAGCAGTACTTAAAGCTGTTGGCGAAGGCTTTAAAGCACTTGCTGATGCAAATGGTGCTTTTAGCGTCTTTGCTAATGTTCCTGCAAAGGGAATTACAGCAATGGCAGAAGCTGTACGTACATTAACGCCTAGCATTAAATCTCTAAACGATGCAATGACTCCAGACCAGCTTAAAAACGTCATGTCTGGTGTTGCAGAAGGCTTTAAAGCACTCGCTGATGCAAACGGAGCATTTAGCATCTTCGCTAATTTACCAGCCGACGGAATAATCAAAATGGCAGAAGCTGTAGGGATCTTGACCCCTTCGCTTGTTACTTTGGTTGATTCTATGGATGCCGACGCCGTTAAGACGATGATGACTAGCATCGGAGAAGGATTCAAGAAATTCGGCGAAGCCATTGGGGAAACTCCGCTCATTGGCACTAAGTCTGGCGCTGAAGGAATCGGAATGCTTGTCTCCAAAATTTCTGAGCTTGCTGACGGCCTTAAGAAAATTAGTGAAGTTCCATCGGAAACGGTTAATTCTTCTCTTGATAAGATCGGCACTGCCTTCAAGACGTTCGGTGAAGCAATTTCTTCATCTCCGTTCTTCCAGGCTAAAGAGCGTGCCGAAGGAATCGGTACTCTGGTCAGCAATGTTTCTACGTTCTGTGATTCGCTAGGCGAGATTAATGAGGTTGATCCAGAAACATTAACTAGCAAAACCGATGCAATTGCAAAGGCATTCGAATCGCTTGGAACTGCTTTGTGGTCTGCTCCTGTTATTGGAGCTTCAGATGCTGGTGAGGGAATTTCGTTAATTACTGGGTCCATCACTTCGTTGGTTGAAGGAATTAAGTCGTTTAGGGAAATCGAGACGGATTCCACTACCATCGATACTACTCTTACCCAAATTAGCACAGCGTTTAAGAGCTTCGCTGAAGCAATTAATTCTACTGGATTCTGGGCTGAAGGAAGAGCTACAGGTATTACTAAACTTGTTGGTTCTATTAATCAGCTTGCTAGCGGAATTAAGTCTATAACAGCAAGTGAGATTGATCCCGAAGCACTTGATTCAATTCTGACATCAATCGGTAATGCGTTTAAGAACTTCGGTTCTGCAATTACTGCAGCCGGATTCTGGGCTGAAGGAAGAGCTGAGGGTATTGCTACTGTTGCGGCAAGCACAAGCGACCTTGCTTCTGCAATTAAAAAGCTTGCTGAAATCAAGGACATGGATAAAGCTCAGGAAGCTTTAGGCATCCTGGCTGCTTGCATGACTCAGATTGGTGATGTCCTTAACAATACCGGCTGGTTCGCAGAAGGTAAGGCTGAAGGTCTTTCGACTGCAGCTTCTGCAATTAATGATGATCTGGTTCCGGCAATTAACGCAATTAAAGATATTGAAGTCGAAGGCCTCTCCGAAAAGATCGAAGCTATCAAAACATCCTTTACGACACTGAAAGATACTCTTATGTCTTTGGGCAGCGATGAGGAAATGGTTAGTGCTTCTGGAGAAGTTGCTGGAATTGTTGAAAGTCTAGTAAATAGCATCATTAACTTTGATCCGGAAGTGCTAAATGCGTTTGGTCCGTCATTTGTTACTGGCTTAACGACAAGTCTTGAGCTTGCATCGGAACAGTTCAATGCATTTGGTACAACTGTTATGTCAAAGATGCTGCAGAGCATTAATCTTGCACAAAGCGAATCGAATAAAAATATTGTCGCAGTTGGTACTAAACTATGCGATGATATTGCGCACGGTGTTGATACAAATCAGAAAGCCGTTAAAGATAGTATTACAACTCTCTTCGATGCTGTAGTACAGACTATTAATGGTTATCAGTCATCATTCTATGACGCTGGCGCTAATTACATGATTGGCATGGCTCAGGGAATTAACGACAATGCTTATTTGGTGGTTGATGCTGCTGAAGCCGCTGCCGCTGCTGCTAAGCAAGCCGCTATGGACGCTCTTGGCGAGAAATCACCGTCAAAAGTTGGTCGTGAAATCGGTATGAATTTCGACTACGGCATTAGAAACGGTATTGTTGATTATGCGGATTCGGTTAGTATTGCTTCTGCTAATATGGCAACTGAATTCTCAAGTTCAATCATTGATCCGCTTAACACTGCTCTTCAGTCGATTAACGATGGAGTTGAAATTCAGCCAACAATTACTCCGGTAATTGATTTAAATGGAGCTGCTGCTACGGCTAGTGCTTTAGGCTCGATGGTTAACGCTAATAACGTTCAAATGACTGCGGCTTCTATGCAGCTTAATTCTCAGATTACACAGATGGATGATCTTGTCGACATGACGGAAAAGATTCTTAGATCAATTCAAAATGGTAGTGATCTGTATCTTGACGATGGTGTTATTGCTGGAAGAATTAATCGGAGGTTGGGTGTATTATGAGAACTTTTACTTTGGTTAATGGTGATATGCAAGCATGCAACCTCACAGATGTAAATGTGTTCTTTCATGACCCAGCTGGACTTGGAATGGATTTTTCAGATAAGTATCGTCAGGTTGGAAATCGTTTCGTTAGAGTCACACGAAAATCAAAACAAAGAACGATTAGTGGGTCGGTTGCATTTTTAGGGGCCGACCCTTATCTTTCTTATTTCAATTTTGCATTGTTTGCTCAAAAAGACCCGCTGGTGTTGCTATATTGTCCGAACGATCAGGCTCCGGCAACGTCTCCATCCGGGACAACTTATCGAATGAACGTAGATGTTGCAAAAATTGAAAAAACTGAACTTGAACAAGAAGGCTATCTTGATTGCCAAATCACACTTGTTTCAAAAACCCCTTGGTACAAATATTCAGCTATTTCCAACGGTATTGTAAATGATGATGATTTGTTGAAATGGGGAATTCAGTGGGGGATCGATTGGGGGCCACTTGACGAATACCATGCAGGAATTAAGTCAACCAGTCCCACACCAAGTCCTTCAAAATTAACAATCTATGGTCCAATAACTAATCCGTTTTGGACTCATTATGTAAACGGTAACGAAAATGAATATGGTAGGGTGAATGCCACAATCAATGATTCGGAGTATCTCGTTGTTGACAGCACAGTTGATCCGTATGTAATTCAAAAGAGAAGTACAATTGATGATTCCCTAATTGCGAATTTATATGAAGCGTCGGATTTTACGACTAAGCGTTTTGTAACAATTCAAAACGGAGGAAACGTCATCAAAGTTGTCGGAGATAATGCTGCCGACCCGCTAGTTAAACTGGAGGCACATATTTACTATGAGTCGGTGTAATGTAGATTTTTTTGATACAAAATTTAATTTCATTTGCAACGATAGTATTGAAACCCCCGGTATAGACATGGATTATCTAACACCTGAAGCTAGCCGATTCTCAATTGGACAAACAGATATGGTTAAGGTCCGTTCTATTGCTAGGTTTGAGGGAAACGAAAATTATGTTGCCGTTGTGGATAGTGTAAAACAAGAGGAGGGTTTGACTACTATTTCGGTCAAGCCCTTTCTTTCTATCCTAGATCAGCCAATGCTATTTGATTGTAATTGGCAGTACAAATACAATGGGTCGGCGTGGATCGCAAACCCTACATCTAAAACTTTGGAAAATACAATCGCAGATCTGATTCGTCAGTATTGGATTAACGCTTCAGACACGCTACAAAACATGCCACTTCAGATTTACACAACTTCCGCAACATCAAATTGGTCGTTTGGATTAATTGGCGACCGGTATGACGATGAAGACGCCACTAGTAGCAACAACCATTTTTGTATTGCTGAGTTTTATGATGCGATTCTTCAAAACGCATTAATCAGATACAGAGTGGCTGTGGTTCCAGAATTAGATATTGCTAATAAACGTGTTTCTATTACTATTGGAGCCCCTCCAGGCAAAAAATTGATTGAAGCTGATCTGCCTGGCACTTCTGTCGTAGAATTCACAATTGGCAAAATGGAAAGTGACACAAATAAACTTGAAATTTGGAACTCTGATAACTACACTGAAAAAATTTATTACTATCTTCACAATAGTGGCACTTATGATACCGATGGAAATACAGACCGTATTACACCAATCAAAATGGAAGTTATTTCTGTGGGACCAGAACGAGACTCCAATAATGCGATCACAAAAACATTTGCACAATCAGCAAAAGAACAAGCTGATCAAAAATTCGGAGAGATCAACTGGAGAAATTACATTGAATTAGATCTTGGGATTGAAAACATATTTAATGCTGGAGAATTACGTATTGGACAAAAGGCGGACATTACGTATAAAGGAAAAACCTACGAAACAATTCTTACTGGCAAAAAAGTGGGAGATATATTAACCCTTATTTTTGGAACAATTCGAGTGGACTTAACCAAAAAGATGCAGCTTGAAGAGAGCGCGCGATTTACGGATTCGAAATCTGTAACAAAAAACAGTTCCACTTCTTCTAGTTAAAGGAGATATTTATGGCGGTAGCTAGTACATTATTAACATTTCCTGGATCTCATTTCACGCCTCAAGATTTCGCGATCATGCTCGAGCGTGTTTCTACGATTAAGACAGGAATTCTCTACGGCTGCAAAGTAACGGTTGCTGGAACAAATTCAGTAAATGTTGCTGAAGGATGGGTGGCAGTTCGTGGGAGATTAGCAAAGATTGAGACGGGAACTCTTTCGTTCGCGCTTCCTTCAAGTGGATCGGCCACTTATTACGTTCTTGTTAGGGTGGATCTTGCAAATGCAGATTCCCCGTCAACAGTGTATATTGCGAATGATTTGCCGACTGACGAATCTGAAGACTTTAATTTCAATCAGTACGGCGTCGCATACCTTAACCTGGCGACGATTACGACTGATCCAATCACGATTACTCAGGTGCTGAACCCGGAAGTAGGGACCGAAGTTGAATACACGCTTTTAGCATCTGGATGGAATTCTAGTGCTAAAACATATTCCGTTAGAAGCGAATTGATCACCTCAACATCTGATCAAGAGTTTCTTCCTGCTATCGGCATTACTGATGCACAGCTTAAGGCTCTTCAGAAAGCTAATATTCAGGATGGAGGACAGTCTGCTGGGGTTGCAACGCTTAAGGCGTATGGAGTTGTCCCAACAATCAACATTCCTATCCGTATTAAGTATCGAGGAGGGTAATAATGGCTAATTTGATTAGATTCAGTGGAGATGGAATTGAACTTACGGGCACCGCTGCTGCGGGTGACGTGTATACAGGAAAAACGTTCTATTCCACGAATCCGGATAACAAGATCACGGGTACACTGGCGTTAAGTGGTAATGCAGCAGCCAGCGATGTTAGAACTGGAAAAACATTCTATTCGACGAGCCCATATTCGAAACAAACTGGAAACGCAACACACATTATGGAAAACGCGGTGGGTGTTAGCTGTTTGTATGAATGGTCATACGAAAAGAATGATGGTTCGTGGTCCTATACGGCAACTAGTAACGGAATTCTTCTAGCTTTTATGTATGCATTTTCGACTGGCGGCTGGGGAATTAGCGTCGGAGGCAGCGGAAGAAAAGATTTCGTCAATCGTACAAAAGACGGAACGTCCTGGACCGGATGTAAGACCTTAATCAGAAAAATGCAGAGGGGAGACACCTTTTCTTGCACAATCGGCTCCGGTGGTGATGGACGTTATGGCCAGGGAGCTCAGTTCTTCTGGATTCCTGGATTCTAAGGTGAATTAATAATGATCAATCTCTGTTTACCGATGCGGGTGATCAACATCACTCAGCATTCAGGCGGGTCATATTCTCATCCGAATAACTGCCTGGACATGGCGGGCAGTGACACGGGAATTGACATCGCATACGCGCTTGGCGATTACTGGAAATGCATCAGCGGTCCCTGGGGTAGTAATACATATTACTTTACCGCAACCGACGCTGTAGGGCATCCAGTAAAAGTCCACTGCGCAGATAATGTAAATCGCATAGTCACCGTAGCGATGACCCATGCGAATTTTTATTTTGTTAAACGCCCCATCATTGGCAAGATTTATAAAAATGGTGAGGGTTTATACGAGGAAGGTACCAATGGAAGAGCGACGGGTAATCACATCCATTACGAGGTTGCAGAGGGGTTACAGTATGGCAAGTACTACGACTCTTCCATGGGTGCCTATCGTATGCACAACGAATTGAAACCAGAATCTGTCTGTTATATTTGTGATTCATTCTCAACGGTAAAATCAACCGGAGGAGTGTCATTCAGACATTGTCCTGGAATTTACTCGGAGGATATTTACATGGAAATGAAAACAGGTATGAACTGGTTCGAGTACGGTTCAATCCAGCTCACTGCATATTTAAAGCCGGACAATTACAAGTTCGGCCTTTTTAATGTTGACAGGCCGACAGTTCTCCCGAAGATCGATGACAATAGTGCGATGTTTATCGAGAAATGTGGCAACGACTTCTTTCAGATGAAGTCCGATCAGGCTGATCCATATGGTACAGTCTATGGTCCAAGACTCTGCGTAAACGGACCGATTGATCAGCCGTACATGCAGGCTGATAGATATTTGTACTATCGACTTGACAAGGACGGAACGGTAAGTTTCGGCGATTACGGAGGCACTTACATTGATCCGACCTGGCTTAGACAGTCAGTTCAGATGGTCTGCTCTCCTCAGATGCTATTCTGTAAAGATTGGCAGTATCCTAAGTATGCTCCTATGGCAGGTGGACCCGGAATCCTTACAGCACCGTACTATCAGGCATATTTCGGACGTACTAAAGATGGCAAGTTCTTCTCCGGTAAGACTCTCGGACGGCTTAGTGCTAAGACAGTCTGGGCATATTTCAACGAGAATTTCGGAGTTACGGACATGGCATTTATGGACGGAGGCAGCGTAGATGGGCATCCCGGATCCGCTCAGCAGATGTACTGGGATAGCAAGAAAGGTGAAATGGTCTGGGTTGGCGCTACGGAGAATCGTGCCGTGCGTGATATTCTCGGATTCTACAAACCGATCGAAGAGGATGACGTGATTGTTTCTCCGGATCCAGTTGAGCCTGAAGAACCGGAAACAGACGACAAAGACAAGCAGATCGAAGAACTTAGCCTCGAAGTAGAACTGCTCAAGACAAAACTTAAGAAGATTAAGGAGATTGTCAACGATGGTATTTAAGACAGGGTCGGTACCTCTGTCTAAATACGAAGATCTGATGGAGGCTAACAGAAAGCTATTAAAAGAAAATACTGATTTAAAAATCCAGGTGTCATATTTACAGAAGACAATCGCGGAATTGAAGGAGGCAAAACTCTATGTCAATTGAACAGATTATCCCATGGGCACTTACTATCTTTTTCGGCTGCTGCACGTTATATTTCAGCATTAAAGCAAACAAGCGAGCCGAATACACAGAAGTCGAGAGAGATAGTACAGCTATGGCTCGAGTAATGGTGAAACTGGAGAGTATCAGCGACGATGTAAAAGAGATCAAAAGCGATAATCGATCGATGCAGTCCGAGCTTAAAGAGTTTCGTGAAAGGCTTGCTGAGAATGAAGTGAGTATTAAATCCATGATCAGAAGACTCGAAAAACTTGAGGCCAATTATGAAAAACAAATAAAGGAGAGCATTCATGGCTAATCAGTATGTTAGAGTAAGCGGCTACACGTTTACTCTGAATAGTTTTGCCGAAATGGACGACGTCCTTCAGTTCGAAATTCCGTGCACAGAAAGTTATCTGGATGTACGACAGGCATTTAAGGACAATACCGGCGATATTGAGATCATGTATGTCGACAAAGTGATGCAGACCTACTCGGGATACGCATCACTTAAGACAATTGTTGACGATCTTAGCACATATTTCGTTACAATCGGCAAAGAATACAACAGCGACGAAGCTCTGCAGATTATCGTAGACTCCGTTCCGTCTGTTAAAGAAGCAAAAGAATTTAGAGCAAGTATTGAGAAAATGGCAACAAGCATCCCGGACGAAGAGGCCGAGAAAGATATTTGGGCATTCCCCAAATGGTCTTATCCGGTCAGCTACAAAGTCGGGGACCGAGTCCAGTATGGATCGTACTTGTATAAATGCGTTCAGGCCCACACATCCCAGTCTGATTGGACTCCGGATGTTGCGTCTGCGCTCTTTACCCGTATCGGTGACCCGTCCGAAGAATGGCCTGAATGGATTCAGCCTACTGGTGCACACAACGCATATGCCTTTGGTGATAAGGTTTCGCACAACGGAAAGCACTGGACAAGTGATATTAATGCCAATGTATGGGAACCTGGAGTAGCTCAGTGGACAGAAGAAGTTGAGCCGGAGCCAGAACCAGAACCAGAGCCGGAACCTCAGGATGAATGGATCGAGTGGGTTCAGCCGACAGGTTCTCAAGATGTTTACCCGCTTGGAGCGAAAGTTTCTCATAACGGGAAGCATTGGGTTAGCACTGTAGCCAATAACTCATGGGAACCTGGAGTTTACGGTTGGGAAGAGTCTACTGAATAAATAATATATTTATAACCTTATTTATTGTATAATGGCCTCCTAAGGGAGGTGGTGTCGTGTCCGTCTACAAGGACAAGAAACGAGGAACCTACTACGTATCATTCAGCCAAAAGGACATATCTACAGGCAAGTTTCGACACGTAACAAAACGAGGGTTTCTAACTTCAAAGGAGGCCAAACAATGGGAAAGGGAAAATTATGGCAAAGTACGAATCCGAAACGTCTCAAAATCCTTCAGTGATATTTCCAGAGAATGGGAACAAGCATGCCAAGCCTCGATCGAAGTCCAGCAAAAGCACAAAGCGCATTTCGAAAAGCGCTTCGCTGAATTTCAGAATCGGGCCATTGAAAGTATCACTAAAGCTGATCTGATTACCTGGCGCAACGAATTAGCTGAAATGCCGTACTCCACTAGGACGAAAAATACGACAATTGCGTATGTCAAGGGAGTATTCAGGTTTGCGACAGACATGTACGGAGTGCCAAACACAGCTTCAATGCTCCGAAGCCTTAAAAAGACCAATGATGAAGAGATGCAAGAAATGGAGGTCTGGACTCCAGAAGAGTTTCAGCGATTTCTTGCGATGGTCGATGTTCCAGTACTTAAGTTATACTTTGAGTTTCTATTCTGGACTGGGTGTAGGAGAGGTGAAGCCTTGGCTCTACAAACGAACGATGTCTCTGACAAACATGCAACTATTCGGTATTCTCAGCGAAGTCGTAAAGGCGGACTTAAGCCTACAAAAACCAAGCAGGTAAGACGTATCGAATTAGACGACCAATTGTGGAATGATTTACAACCGTTAGTTCTTCAAAATGGCAGATACTTATTCGGGGGAGATAAGTCATTAACGCCGCACGTGATTGAGAGGGCGTTTAAGAAGGGCCTGGATCGAAGTGGGGTTAGGCCTATCCGGATTCACGATTTAAGACATAGTCACGCTACGTGGCTGATCAACAACGGGGTTAACATTGTGGCAGTGTCCAAAAGACTGGGCCACGCTACGATTGAGCAAACCCTGAAAACTTACACTCATTTACTCAGTCAAACTGACCAGGAAATGATGTTCAAGATTAACGAATACCGTTCTCCAGGTGAGACAAAATCTGAGACAAATGAGATTAAAAACCAAAAAATTCCCCGGGTGGAAAATTCGGAAAAAGTCCGCATAAATTCAGTCCCGTGAGACAAAATCGATGCGGGAGCAATACATTAAGTCCGATTCCCCTCATCTGCTCTGAATTAGAGAAAGTCCTCTGAAATAGAGGGCTTTTTCATTTTGTGGGATATTTTTGGGACAAATAATTTAGAAGGAGAATGAAAAATGCCAGGACATCCTGCAATTATTGACGCGCCTCTTTCTGACAATCCTAGCATCGACGAGCTTGGAGCGAAAGGCAAACTCGAGGAAGGCGCAATTTATTTCGAGCATCAGAACACCGATACTGGAAAACTCGAACTTACAAAAATGAAGTCTGTCAGCCCGGGCGGGGTGGAGTCACCTTTATACTTCGAAGACGGGATGCTCTTTGGAGTGATTCAGGGTGGTTTCCCGTCACCTTATACCGGACGTGTTGAGGACTATAAAATGTACATTAACGGCCTTCCCGTTGATGGCATCAGTGGAGGCTCCGGAGGTGGAAGTAATGTTGAGATTGTAAAAATTACAATGGGCGACCCAGATCCCGACGATCCGTCATTGCCGATTCCGGTGCATAGTGTTGATAAAACCTGGTCCGAGCTTGAAGCTGCGGTGAAGGCTGGAAAAACAATTATTGCAAAATGTATGAGGACCGAGACGGGAAAGACCACCCGTTTTAATGATCTACCGTTTATTCTCCAAACGACGTATGACGACACCAACCTTCTCTATCTTAATGGTGAAGTTAACACCTTTGAGACCGGATACACAGACTCGGTTCTTCTTACTCACTTTATGCTTAGTTGGGATAGTTCCGACGATCTTCCAACGCTTTCGGTTGAAGATATCGAACTTCAGCTCCACGGCGGTAATTAATAAAGGAGACTAAATCAAAATGACAGATAAAAACGTATCAGTCCTTACATCTGGCAGCTATACCGGCTCTCAGACCGTAAGAGAATTTGAAGTAACAGACCTTAATGTCGAAGATGGTAAGCTTAATGGCACAGCTGTAGGCTCTGTAGAAAAAGAAGGAACCGGTGTTGTAGATAAGGTTAGGCTCTCTTTTACGGATGTACCGTTTGAGGGAGTTGGAGGACCTGTCGAGTATATTGACCTTGGAGAAATGAGTGGCGGTGGCAGTGAAATGATTACGGGGCAAACTTGGTCACGATTTATTGGTGGCGGGTCATTTAAAAATGAGAACGGTCCTTGTAGCTTATATGATCTCGTAGGTGATAGAACAATTATTGGTTTATCCATCTCAAACCCGACGTGGCAAGACGATGTAAGGGGTGGCAATGTGATCGGACTCGTTGGCTTTTTTGCTACAGGGAACTCGATTCCTGGTAGACCCGGAGTCGATAAAAATATTCTGCACATTTTTTCGAAAGAAGAAAAGCAGGCAGCGGGAGGCGGAACTATTTCGGCAATTTACTATCCGGAAAGTGATTTGGGAAAAGGAAAACTTATAAGATGTCATTTATACGCCATCTGCGTGTAGGAGGAGACTAATTCAAAATGAAAATCGGAAGCGGAACTATTACTGGTCGCATCGCTTCCCCTGATACTGGACGTGTGAAGGAATACGAACTGACCCTTAAGGACATCTCTACAGAGGCTGAGACAGCTGGAGGTGAAGTTAAGGGTCGTATTTCTTCTCCGGATACAGGGCGCGTTGGCGACTATACTTTCACCCTTGATGAAGTAACAGCCGAGGGTGATTTAACAAACGGCACAGTCAAAGGCCGTATTGCTTCTCCGGACACCGGCAATGTCGGAACCTACAAGCTGGAGCTTAAAGATTTCCAGATTGAAGGCGGGGGAGGCGGATCTACTGATGAAGCCGGCGTAACGTTTATCGACTACGACGGAACAGAAGTAGCAAGATATTCTAAAGCTAAATTCCTCGGACTGAAGTCAATGCCTGAAAACCCGACCCATGAGGGCCTTATCTCCCAGGGCTGGAACTGGTCTATGGAAGGCGCTAAAGCATATCTGGAAAAGTATGACACAGACGTCACGATCGGGCAGATGTACACAACAGATGATGGCGCTACGAGGTTATATTGTGAGATTGGAAAATTTACAAGAAATCCGTATGTCGTTTTAATGGTCAACGGAACTGTTGAAATTGATTGGGGCGATGGCTCTGAGAAAAGTACGTTCACTACTGACAAAGAAGAAGAATGTGATGCGCCGCACACATATGCTAATGCTGGAAATTATGTAATTTCTATTAAAGCTATTAATGGTTCTTTTAAAATGTTAAACGGCACCTTGCATGCCCAGGCAGGCACTAGCTCACAGTCAACAGATAATGTATATCATGATACTGTAAAAAAAATAGAAATTGGAGATAACGCTAATACGTATTTTGGCGTTTTCTCAGGTTTTCGTAATCTCGAAAAGGTAACACTTCCAGAGGGTATTAGCCTTGAATCTTCTGCTTTCTCAAATTGCAATAGTCTAGAAACAATAGTAATCCCAAAAAGCGTCACTGCTATTGGAGCTAGTGCTTTTAGTAATTGTTCGTCTCTCAAAAACGTGGCGATCCCAGAAAATGTTACTAGTATTCAACCTGCTAATTTTGTGGCTTGTTATTCTCTCAAAAATGTGACGATTCCAGAAGGTGTTACTAGTATTGGAAGCTCTGCCTTATCGAGTTGCTACAGCCTGAAAAATGTAACAATTCCAAAAAACGTCGCCATTGGAAGTAATGCTTTTTCTGATTGCTATGGTTTGAAAAGTGTAACAATCTTTGAAGGTGCTACTACTATTGGAGAGTATGCCTTCAGTAACTGCAGAATTCTTAAAAATGTAACAATTCTAGAAGGTACTACTACTATTTCGAGTAATGCTTTCGCAAATTGTTATAGTCTAGAAACAGTAGCAATCCCAAATAGTGTTACCACTATTGGGTCTAGTGCTTTCTCGTCGTGCGCTTCCCTCAAAAGCGTAACAATTCCAGAAGGCGTTAAAACTATTACAAGTTATTCTTTCTCAGGATGTGACTCTCTGGAGAATCTGGTAATTCCAAATAGTGTCACTAAAATTGAGGACAGCGCTTTTTACATGAGCGATGGTCCGGAAACAGTAACAATCTCGGAAAGCGTTAGCAATATTGGTAAATCTGCTTTTTCCAGTTGCTACAATGTATTTGAATATCATGTTTTACGTACAACACCTCCAACGCTAGGGAAAACTGCGTTCAGCAGCATCCGAGCTGATTGCAAAATCTATGTTCCCGCCAGCTCTGTCAGCTCGTACAAGAGCGCCACAAACTGGAGCACATATGCGGATAAAATCGTAGGAGAATAATCTATGCCAGCTAAAACAGAAAATTTAATCAACAGCGTAACATCGTCTGTTGACACAGGAACAAGTATTAAATTTATCGGTGAGAGCGACTCTACCGGTAACAATCTCCGTATTGAGGACGGAAAACTCTCCGGCACAATCGTCGGATCTGTAATTAAGGACTACACAGGCCGCGTCGATGACGTCACTCTGGAACTCGCCAATGTGCCGATCGATGGTGTTGGAGGAGGAGCTGGCGGTGGAAGCAATGTCGAGATTGTAAACATTACACTTGGTGCGACAGATCCAGACGGATATTTCGTAGTTGATAGCTGCGATAAAACCTTCTCTGAGCTTGAAGCTGCAGTATTAGCTGGAAAAATGGTATTCGCATGCGTAGTAGCTAGCAGAAAAACATCGTATGTTCCACTCGAATATTATCCAAAAGGTGGGGAGTTCGATGGCACTTACCCAAATTTCCTTATCAGTACCGATGAAGGCGGAAATGTAACATCCGCAACCATCGACGTTCTTAATATTATGTGGGAGACGATCTCAGACACGCCGCAGGTTACTACAAACGAAATCAATTTGCCACTCAACCCCGATAAGTGAACTACTTAAAGGGTCTGGGTTTTAACATTTTTATTTTTGGCTCTAACGTAGGGTCTCGGCTTTCTCCCATACTGAGATACCCTACCTCCTTTCGATCACATACTCTCGCACAGTTACTGTCAATCGGGGCCCTACGTTATGGCATATTTCGCGGAAATTACATGCATTTTAATGAGGAGAAACGATTCGCGCAGTTATGGTGGACACCCAGTTATCTGGGAGCACATGGATAATGGCTTTAAAAGAGGATTCGCACACCGCGTATAGTCTGGCGATAAGGACAACGCGTTTCTCTTTTTTTTATTTTTGGCTCTGGCGCAGGGTCTCGTGTTTTATCTCATGGTGAGATGCCAAACCTCCTTTCGACCACTTTTACTTTTGCTTGCTGAAACTGTCGACTCGAGGCTCTGCGTTATGACATATTCGCGAAAATTTCCGACCTTTAAATAGGGAGGAAAAGATTATGTTGGAAGATCTTAAAGCCTACATTTTGGTCGGCAAGACTTATCAGTCGTACAGAGACAAATACAAGGAGTTCAAGAAACAGAACCCCTCTGAGGACGTCTCAGAAGAAGACTGGATTATTTCGGTCTTGATCGTAGACCTTCTTGTGGTGCAGGGAAAGCTTGACAAAAGCTTTTCTGAACGGATTTAAAGAATCGCATTAAGCGGTTCTTTTTATTTTTGCTCTTAAAGAGCGTATAAGGAGGAAAGACAATGGATAAGGAAAAATGGTTAGCGGTTCTCAAACGGGCCGCCTGGACGTTTTTACAGGCCTTTCTGGCGGTGTTTGTAGCGAATGTTACAGAAGGCACCCCGGCGAGTGAAGTAGCCTGGCGTCATATTTTCGAAGTCGCTCTCGTAGCGGGCATGCTGTCTGTAGCGAAGAGCTGGCTTGTTGGTATTCCTGAAGTTTCTAAGAATGTGGGGTGAGCGGTATGTCATATTCTAATTTTCTCGCTCATCACGGTATTAAAGGCCAGAAGTGGGGTGTTAGAAGATTCAGAAATACAGATGGGACTCTTACCGACGAAGGTAAAGCTAGATATGGAAAGACCGACCCTCAGAAAGACAAAACAAAGTTTATTAAAGGACGAGTATCAAAGCTTGACTCCACT